CGTTCCCCATACTGGAGAACTTTTCGTACCAGAATTGATGCTTACCCAAAACGCCGTACCTCGACCTAGAGAGATCCATCACTCTGAGCCAATCGTTAGGAATTAATTCCCGGACGACAGATTCAGATATGGTGTCACTCGCAGAAGAGAAATCAACAGTGGCCAGTTTCCCGGTCACACTGCCCTCTTTCGAGAGCTGTTGGTTCCTCAACTGTGAATCTAGATCGATGCCAACCCATTTAAGCCGTCGACGAATCATTGTACCAATGCCTTTTTGGAACCAGAGGTTTAATCCTGGTTCTACGGCGATAGTACGATCCGTTTTCGAGTTTTTGGGTACGGTGATGACCTTATTTCCATCTTGTTGAACTCTTTTTGAGAGATCCCAGGACGGATAGATGCCCGCGTAGAAGGCACCCATGAGGTCATCGAGTGGACGCGTTGTTCCGTTTTCTAAGCGGAACTTATTGACCGGACTGGTATCAACTCCTTTTATAAGGAGAGTAACACCAGGTCCCCAGCCAGACGAGTCAAACCACTCCTCCGGGACGAAACGACATAACGTGGAATCGATTTTACGCTGGATTGCAACGTGCAATTTAGCGCCCACTTCACGATTTATAGTGAGATGGTGGAAACCGCGTCTATTTATCGTCCCACAACTCTGCTCAGCTTCTTTGAACTTGTCGAGAGCGACTGACTTCAAATCTATTTTAGTAGACAAGAAATCGGCCTTCGACAGGAACTTGGTTGCTAAGTAGGCGTCTCGGAATGCTTGCGGATCACTATAGTGATCTGGATTTACATCCAGCTCGACCAGCTGGCGATGCTCATCATTGATGAACATTAGCCAGCAAGTTAAAGATCGAGGGCAATCGAGAGATGAATAGTACAACTCGACGACTTTTGTCGTCAAACCGTGATCTAAAGCCACAGCTCACCTCCTAAATAGGCTAAAGCCTAATGGATAATGTCGCCGCTAAGAATCAATAAACCGATTCAAAAGCGGAGATAGCGGAAGCAACCTGAGCTTCCTCGTTCATAATAAAAACGAGGTTACCCCAGGCTTTCTCTCTTTGTGCAGCCGTCGACCTTTTAGGGAAGACAGCTTCCACATTGATTAGACATTCCCCAATTTTCAGGGTCGTGTCTACCGCATCCATCACCGGGTGAACGAGCTTAAGCTGAACACGGATGACTTGGCTACCTTTGGTCGGCCTTTTGACAGAGAGCGAAATGCGTTGGTTGGCGTCGTAAACGGCACCTTCCTTCGTCCAGATTGCTACTCCGTTTTGGTCGATTTGGGTAGGGGTATAGGTAACGGCATTGGTGGCGCCAGTAATGTCGCCGTCCCAATCTTTACCTGTTAAGTTAGCGAAAGCTGACAAGTGAAATTCTCCTACTTGGAAACAAGTTGAGTGAATAGCGCTATTGCGGAGTTTATATGACCACGTGACAAAGGATTCTTAAACTCAGGCGTAGGGAGACCGGCAAGAGGAATAACTTCCCGCTTGCAGACAATAGTCTCTCTATGCATTTGAGAATAAGAGGACACAAAGTACACGTGACCAGTAGCTCCGCGGTCAGAGCCAGGTGTTGGAAACACCGGACCCTCACTTGGCATAACGCCGTTGTATCCGTTCAGGAACGTATAGCGGTCAATTTCTTCACGAATAAAGACCGTTTTATACGACTCCTTTAGGACGAGACCGTGAAGTGAGCTCAAGTTGCTCAGAAAGTCGCCGATTGGCAAAAACCAATCGGCAACAAAACTGAATGGCAAGAGTTCCCACGCCACGTTCGCAGGGTTAGTGAAGCCCAGCGATGCTGCTTGACGTTTCAACTGCGAAGAGAAGCTAAAACTCGAGCCGAATTTCACTCGAATCGTAGCTTTCCGAACAGTGAAAACGCCGGACGTACCAATAGGGCTCGATGATCCAAGAACGACTGTCTCAGACTTCTCAAACCTGTTTTTGGCATGCCCATTGGACTTGAAAGGTGCAGTTCTAAGAACGAACTCCGCCAAATGCTCAGAAGCGCCTGAAAG